TCTGCGGATGATGTTACAACGGCCTTCGAGTATGATGACCTTGGGCGGGTTGCGAAACAGATCGACGCTGAGCAGGGCGAGACCGAATACGTTTATGATACGCGTGGCAATGTAATCCGGACGCAGGATGCGAATGGTGGTTTGAGCTTCCTGTATTATGATCGGCTGGACCGCGTTGAGCTGAGCGTGGATGCAGAAGGGTATGCGACCTCGTTTGAGTATGATGCGAACGGCAATGTTCTGAGCCAGACACGATACGCCACCCAGCTGACAGGCAGTTATGATGAAGTGAACCGTCCGGTGCCGGGTTCGTCTGCGGATGATGTTACAACGGCTTTTAAGTTCGATAAACTTAACCGACTGATTGAGACACAGTCTCAGGCCAGAACAGTTTTCACAGATGCAACAGATGTGTCAGGTGAAGCGGATGTCGTGCGTGTCGATTATACTGTTTACGACGCTGTGGGTAATGTTCTGGAGCGAGGGACCCGAGTAGATTCTGAAGTCCTTACCAGATCGTTGTATTACTATGATGCACGTAGCATGCTTACGGATCAGGTGTCAGCGAGCGGAACATGGACTGAGCATAAATATGATGCAGAGGGGAATGTCCTTCAGACTACAGTCCATGGTCGACTTCTGAATTCTGCGTATAGCATTTTGAATACAGCGCGCCCCAGTGCACCGCCATCAGTTTCCGATCTGGTCGAGCCTCCCGCAGGAACGCTTGAGGATCCCGATCGCGTAACGCAGTTTGAATATGATAAGGTAGGCCAACTTGTTTCGTCACGACTTCTCAACGTGATGTTTGGTCATGGGAGAGATGTGAATGGCAATTATGATTTCTTCACGTCTGCCGTAAATGACTCGCTTGTCACTAGCTACGAATACGATGCTCTTGGCAATGTTGTGAAAACGATCGATCCAAATGGTGGTGAGATCCATGCTTGGTATGATGATCTTGGGCGTAAAACACACCAACTGGATGGTGAAAAGTATCTGACGCGATGGGAGTATGACGCCTACGGCAATGTCACCTTGGAGACCAGGTATGCGAAAGCTGTAACGGATATGGTTACGGCGGCTGCACCACCTGCATCTCCGTCTGCGCATGCTGATATCGCCGACAGAGTAACCGAATATGACTATGATAAGCGCGGCAACAGACTGACAGAAACCCGAAAAAGCGTTGAAGTTTTTGGCAGTTCAGGAAGTAGCACGACAACGGATGCCACTGTAACCTTTGAGTATAATGCGAGTGGGCAGGTCACCAAAAAGACGGAAGCAACCGGCGAGTTTTTTGAGTACAGCTATAATTCCAACGGCTGGCTGATTGAAGAAAAGCGACCTGTTCTGAATTCCGAGCACACCATTCATGGCAGTGTGGTCACGCCAACTATACAGTATGAGTATGATAGCTTTGGAAATCTGAAAAAGACAACTGAGTTGGGTATTTCCCAGGATGGAATTCCAGACCGTGTTGCGCAGAATACGTATGATTCTGGTGGAAGTCTCGTTCAGTCCACGAATGCGTTGGGATATACAAAAGACTACAAATACGATGTCTTCGGTCGTGTGATCCGTGAAGAATATGATCGGACACTATCAGACGGAACAACGCGCCGTGAAGCGGTCTGGTACGCTTATGACGTAGAAGGACGTGTCGTTTCGCAAGGTGTCGCCGAGTTACGCGACAATATATGGAACCAGAGTCGATCGTCTGATGGTGCTGACACCAGTTTTGAGGCCGCAGACGATCTGGCCGCGACGCAGACAACATATAACGCGTTCGGAGATGTGCGATCCATTTCCATTGAAGGCTCTACAGTCTCTGAAAATTATTATGATGCTGCTGGTCGTGTGTGGCGAACAACCAGCGGCGACGGCGTACTGAAGTTTTTCATGTACGACGCTAATGGCAACCAGACGCTCGCTGTAACAAGCGATGGCGACAACTTTTCAACTATCGAAAATGTTTCCGATGTTTCCACCATCTGGGGAGCCGACACGTCGCGGATTGGTAATATCTATTCAGAGGGTCGCAATGCGACAATTACGCTTTATGATAGTGTGGGCAATGCGGTTGAAGTACAGGAACCTGAGCGTGAGCTGAGTGAAGGTGGAGCGCGTACTCGTCTGATCACGCAACGTGGTTTTAATGCTTTTGGTGAAGTTATCTGGGAAATGGATGCCCGTAATTACGCCAGATGGGCGGGTGTCGGCGCGAATGATGATTACCGCGTAGATTACGCCCATAACACTGCCGGCAGGGTAACCAGCATCTCTACTCCTGCTGTGTCCGTCTGGGAGGCGGATGGCACAGAGACGGCAAATCAGCGCCTCATAACCCTGCAGTATTATGACGCATCTGGCCGTCTGGTCGCAACACGTGACGCGAACGGCTCGCTTACTGAAAGAATCTTGCTGGAGGGTACAGGTTATCAGCCGGGCAGTGAGCAAGTTGTTTCTGTAGCATATCCCGACCAGGGCAATACCAAAACCCTGTATGATGTATTCGGGAATATGCGTGTGTCGTCTGATCAGCTTGAAAGGGAGACGGTATACACGGTTGACGCTGCGGGGCAGGTCATCACTACAGAATATGAAGATCCTGACGGTGCCGGCAGTCAGCTCGCGCTGTTCGTGCACTATGAATATGACGAGCTGGGCCAAAAAATTTCTGAATGGAATAACCAGCTTGGCGCAGGCAAGAAGCAAACAACAGATTATGACGCGCTGGGGCGTGTGACCCGCGAGGTCGCGTTTGGCGGCGATGTGACAGAGTATGAGTATCAGTGGCTCGGGGCAGCGACCTCTTCCATGGGGGGAACAGGGCGCTGGAAAGAGGTGACAATCCGTGAAAATGGCCGGATGTCATCGGTAGAGAAGGACGTTTATGACAGGGTAATGGTCAGCTCTGACCTGGATGGGCGAAACACAAGCTATCTCTACGATAACGCAGGCCGACTGAAGTTTACCAATGGTCCTGCAGAGGCAGATATCTGGCACAGTTATCTGAATACAGGGCTGCTGGCTGAAACCATTCGCAATGATGAACCGGATGCCTACGGTCTGCGCGGCACGTTCGGCTATGACGAAGGCGGCCAGATCATCTCTGAACATCTTCAGGCGGGAAGCTATAACAGCAGTACAGGCGTGTTCACGGCGAATGCCTATACTCTGAAAGACCAGACTGCACACTATGATGCGCTGGGTCGTCTGGATAGCTGGACTGAGGGGGGGGGCTCGACCCGGTCTGTGGCAGACACTTACGCAAACTCTAACGGTGTCGTGCCGTTTGATCACGCAATTCCCGCAGCGTCGCTGACTTATAGATATGATGCAAACGGCAACATTCGCAACACATTTGCCATATACAGAAATATTGATGAAGACGGGAATGTGACGAACATTAGTACACAGGATAACTGGTATCTGTTCGATGCAATGAACCGGGTCACGCTGAGTGAAGGCATTCTGGAAAATGGTGAGATTAAGTTCAGTGTAGAGCAAGGAGCGTCAGTATTATACGACGCAGCTGGCAACCGGCTGCAGACGGAAACCCTAAGTATTGACGAGATTTGGGAAGGCACTTCGTCAGGGGGGGGGATAGGCGGTCAGCCTGGCACTTTGGAACAGCAGCCAATAATTCGCCGTGAAACCTTCGAATATGACGCGGCAAACCGGCTTGCGGCTGTTCGCCTGAATAAACGCTTTGCCAATTATGATGCCAATGCGGGTGGTTATGTGTACGAAGAGCCTTCCGGGCCGGGAACAATTCGTGCCACATTTGATTATGACACACTTGGCCGTCAAAAGCGCCAGATTGATTATCTACAGGACGGCACCACGGTCGCTTATGATGCTTCCACGGCTTATAACGATGATGGGACGGTCCATAGCATCACCACCGAGACCCGGCGCGGCAATGATATTTATCGCGCCGTAACAACGAATGACTATGGCACCGGGACGGACTATTCCCTTGGTGCGGTGAATATCTCCACTAGTATCAACTATAAGAATAATAATGATGGCGATGCGAAGGATACGCGCACCTATAACGAATATCAGTGGCATAGTGGACCAACACAGTCGAAAACCGTGTTCGATGACGATTATCGCGTTAATCAGGCGCAGGACCAGCAAACCGTTGCGGCTGTTATGGCCAATCCGTCGCTTGTGAACTCAGATGTGGATTTTACACATTTTCAGCTGAGTAAAACGGGTCAGATCCTCCATGCTCATACCGATGATGGCCGCGACCGGACGGTGTATTTCACCAATGACCTGACCGGTCAGGTTCTGCACAAATATGAGGTGAACGGGTATACAGATGTTGGCGACCCGACCTCAATTCTCTACCGGTTTTCCGGTAAGGAAATGGGCAGCATCACCAATAATGGCACAGGCGACAGCCGCGCGACCTATAGTAAATCTATTGATGATCGCACGGTTACATCCGGCTCTGGTCCGTTCTATAACGGCAGCGATGATGAGAGCAGCGAAGCGGACTTTGCCGTTGGTCCGCAGGCTGTAACCTCCTATTTCCAGGGCTCTGGCGCGGGCAGTTATACCGTTCAGAACAATGGGGAGAGCCTGTCTTCCATTGCGGCACAGCTCTGGGGCGACAGCTCGCTCTGGTATAAGCTGGCCGGGGTGAATGGTCTTGGCGGGGATGTCCAGCTCGCCGCCGGGCAGACGCTGCGCATCCCGACAGGTGTTCTGCGCAACACGCATAACGCCTCCACCTTCCAGCCTTATGACCCGGCAGACGCAATTGGAGACCTTTCCCCGACTGCGCCAAATCCGAAGCCGAAAAACGGCAATAACTGCGGCGTCGCCGGTCAGATTATTCTGGCAACCATCGCGATAGTCGTTGCGACCATTGTCTCTGGCGGTATCGCAGGGCTTGCTGGCGGAAGCGGCTTCTGGGGCGGCGTCACATCATTGGTGCAAGGCGGATCTCTTTCGTCCATTGCGGGCGGTGGCCTGAGCGGGTTTGCCGCAGGTGCTGCTGGCGGCGCGGCTGGCTCCATCGTGTCGCAGGGCGTTGGTGTTGCCACAGGCATACAGGAGAAATTCTCCTGGAATGAGGTCGGGCTTGCCGCGCTGTCGGGCGGTCTTTCGGGCAGTGGGAGTGAGCTGGGTGTAGGGGGCACTTCGAGGCTGTCGAATGCGGCCCGCGCTTCGGTGCACAGCGTTCTGGTTCAGGGCATTGGTGTCGCCACCGGTATGCAGCGAAAATTCAGCTGGGCGGGTGTCGCGGCTGCGGGCGTCGGATCATACGCGGCTGAATTTGCGGCAGAACATTTGCCCGGAGCCGCGACTCAGGACCGGGTCGCGCATTGGGGTAACAGGCTTGCGTCGAACACCGCTGGCGCAATCGCGAATGCTGCGACCAGAACAGCAATCGAAGGCGGCAGCTTTGAACGTAATCTCCGCGCTGCTATTCCGGATGTTATTGGCCAGGCGTTGGGCAATTTTCTGACCGAATCCCTTCCATATTCCGAAATAATTGAAACTCTCAGAAGAAGTTCTGATGACCCTGTTATTAATGTCGATAACCCGCCTAGCTTACAGGAGATTTTGGCAGACCGGGGATATGAAGTCGTTCCGGCTGGGATGGTTCTGGAAGACTCTCCGTTGCGGACACTTGGGCCTAACTACGACTTTCCGGCGACGTCTGGAAAAACTGCCTTTGGAGGATTAGTTTTCTCGACAGATGCGAATGGAAGATTAGTGGAGATCGTAGGGGTTGAGGATGTTCCTCAAGGGAGAAATACTGGGCCGGTTCCAGGTGAAGACGACGTTTCAAATTGGCGAAAGGTGGATCAGTTTGGTGCCGGGCTTGGGGCCGGGATAGGCCAGGGCGCCATTGATGCCCTATATGGAGTTGGTGGCGCCATTAACTCTTTATTTTGGTTAATGTCGGGTGGGCCGCTTTACCGTGAGAACCATTTCCTTACATCGGAAGCCGATCAGTTCGTGGGGGGAATGGATGCGACCTATGATGCGATAGGTGATTACTGGGAACTGGGAAATGACACGGATTTTGTCAATGCCACTCTGACGATCGCCGCCGGACCTGCAACGGAAGCTTGGGGTGATGGCGATTATTATGGATCTGGGTATGCCGCCGCAGGGGTTGTAACTACAGCAGCGGAATTGATTGTAACTAGACGGCTCTCCTCACCAATTTCCTCTCCGCAATGGCAAAGAATAGGCAGGTTGAATTCCGCCTTTGATAACGATGTGTTCTTCACCTCATCGCGATATAGTGAATATATATTCGATGACGGGGTTAACCAAATCATTTTGAAACAAGATGATTTACAATTCCATGTGATCTCTGGCGATCTTGCAACTATCGGTTTTTCCGATGAAAGCCTCTCTTTTGTGGCAATTTCCAACGATCCTTTGAGAATTGTAGGCGAATTTGTACCAGAACAGTGGACGTTTAGAGGTGGGAGGTACGGGCGGCTTGGCACCGGTTTGGGTATTGAACGAAATCATTTTCCTCCCGATAGTTTAGGACTTTTCACGCAATACAGTGGACCATCGGTTCAAATGTGGGCAGTCGATCATCGATTGACCTCTAGCTGGGGACGTAGTTTGGAAGCTGTTGAATACAGAAGCAGGTTAAGCAATATGATAGGCGAAGGTCGAGTTCGCGATGCGGTGGCCACTGAGATAAGGGATATGCGGCGAGTGTCATTAATTCAATATGGTACGCCGCGCGTTTATAATCAGGGAATTCGTGAAGCGTTGGATTATTTCTACGGTACTGGTAAGTTGGCGAAATAATTTTTTGAGAGCAGGTGATAAAATGAAAATTGTCCCATTTGTCTCGGTTGGCGAAATTTGTTTCGGTGACTCTTTGGAACAAGTAGAAGCAGCACTGGGCAGACCAAATTCTTCCATTTCTAGGGGTAATTCTACTAAAAACTGGTATGGAAAGGTTGAGGTAACCTTCAAAGACAATATTGTGGTGGATATTGGAGTCGCATATCCGCAAAAAGTGACTTTGGAGGGGGTGGATATTTTTAATGATCCGTTAGGGTGGAAGAAAATTTGTAAGTTGGACGGCGAACCCAAATCAAATTATGGCATCGTCGTGCTGCCTAAGTACGGAGTTTCATTTTCAGGAATCCATGACGGTAATGACTCGCAAAGATCGGTGGGCGCCTTTGTGAAAGGTTTATGGGACGAGATTTTACCATCCATGCAGCCTTTTGAAGATTACAAATAATTTTTATTAGCAATCCGATGCGTTGCATCGGGTAGGGCGGGCTGAGGGGCGAAGTGCGCCAGTAAACCAAGCCGCAATCCGCAGCCTTATCGGATATGAGAACCCCCTCCACCTCCCCCTTTCTAAGGGGGAGAGCCTGTCGGTGCTCGTTGCGTTTCCACACAATCTCTCAGCAGAAATCCCGCCCGAAGCGAAGTGACGAGCCGGGACCCAGACAAAACACTTACGGGGCCCCGGACCGCCGTGCGGCGTTCGGGGTTACCGGTATCGGGGAGAGTTTCCGTCACCTTGTCGGCCCCCTTTTGTTCGGCCTGACCTATCGGCTGCGTCTCCCCGGTGCGTGTCACCGGGGACCATCTCCCACAGTCTCAGCGCGCAAACTTCAGGAGTTGGGTCCCATGAACACGTCATGGGACGCCGCCCATAGACTGGAAGCGTCCGTTTTCATTGTCATCCCGTGCGCAGTGCAGCGCGTAGCGATGCTCTGCAGACACGGGACCTGATCGCGGGAAACGGCATGTTTCGGGTCCCGGATCAGCAATGCATCATTGTCATGCTGCACAGCATCCGGGATGACACGAGGTCGTGCTTCGCTCATTCCTGCGCATGCAGGGATCTGGTTTGACATGGCTGGTCCGGTTTCCCGCCTTCGCGGGAAAGAGCGAAAACCTATCAAAACGACAGATCCCCGCGCCGGCGGGTATCGCGCGTTGCGCTCAACACCGCCCTACATTTTCTTATCCCACGCCACCGAACATCACCCTAAACTTGAGGGATGAACCCCGCGCCATCATCTGCCGCTGACTACACATCGCTGACCATTGGTCAGTTGATCGGGCTGAGCCTTGCGCGGCTTTATGCCTGGTGCGTGCGGCTTCAGGCGTCTGGCGAAACACGCGCGCCGCGTGATCTTGCTCAGATGGCGATCTCAACCGACGCTATGGTGCATTCTTATGTGCGCATGCTGGCCTCGAACCAGCTTGATCGCGCTGGTTTCACTTACGCAGCAAGTGCGATGCGTACGCCCATCTGGCAACGGGCGGATAGTCTTGTTTGCTCTCGTGAACCAGAGGTTCACATAGAGCCGGCTCAGGGCTGTCTTGTTGTCTCTCTTGAATCAAATGCTCACATAGAGCCGGCTCAACGCAGTGAGCTCATCTCAATGGCCGAGCTATCTGACCGGCTGCAGACCGCAATCAAAAACTTTGAACGCGCAGAAACACTGGCGAGCCATCTGGCTCGTGTGATCATCTGCGCGCTGGCTTATCTTGAGCCTGCAGAACGCGCTTCCCGTTCGTTCGGTGAGACAGTAGAACCAGCATTCGCGCCTTGTCGTCACGTCGCGACACCGCAAGAGCCTTGGCCGCCGCCAGACCGTGCGGCGTCTATCCGTTCACTAGCTATCTGACTTCAATCTTCAAATCAAAACGTATGCGCGGCAGGGAATCCCTTGCGGCGATACAGGTGCATCAAGGGCGAAGCCGGATGCACCAGAGACACTCACTCAATAATCTGAAGCATGCTGCCACGCCTTGCCTTGTATTATTCGGTGTCATTTTTCTGGTGCATTCGCTGCGCTTAATGCACCCTACGCGTCACAAAGTGACGCATACCAGGTCGCGCGGGGTATTTCTTATTTCAGGGAAGAAATGGCGGACTGGGGAGGCTTAACGCTTCCCAAAGAAAACAGAGAACTAGGCGGGCTAACCCTGCAAAAACTGGTTCAACGAAATCAAAGCAGTATGTGACGGGGTGGCTAACCTCTGAACATGAAAGCGCCGCTCCCGTTGCAGCGGGAAACGGCGCACGTGCAATCCACAAAGCAGAGCAAAAAGCACCCTCTCTCTATACCCTGATGAGGCAGGCGCAATCAATCGCCAACGAAATGCCGGTGACTGATCTCTCTATCGAACTGATGGACGCGCTTCACGTCATCATTGAGATACTGGACGAACTTGAAGGCGATCCGGATTTCGAATGCAACGGTGATCGCGAACACGATCCGGCTGAACTCGGTGAACTCGATGAACATGGCTTTCAAAACGAAAAGCCGTGGGATCGTTTCTGTAAGGTGTTCGGTGGCATTTATCGGGGGCGCTCGCATGTCTGAAGCTCTCACGATGCAATTCATCGAGAATACGACTGGTATGCAAGTCGGGGCGCATGATGTTTCTTGCCCCCTCTGTGGACCTGATCGGAAATCGGCTCACAACCGAGTGCGGCGCGTCCTGCGCGTATTCGTCAAGCCTGACGGTTTCGCGTCCTATACGTGCGCTCGGTGCGGCGCTGACGGTTTTTTCCTACCTGATGGAAAGCGAGAAGTCCGAAAGCCTCACAGCTCGCCTTCTATGTCGGTGGTGAAACCTAATCACGATGCCAAGCAGCGTAAGAAAGCAAGATTTCTTTGGTCGCGATCCGTGCCACCCGAAGAGACCGTAAAACGGTATCTACGTTCTCGAGGATATCGAGGCGAGATTCCACTAACAGCTCGCTTTCTACCGGCGCGCTATGGTCATCACCCGGCAATGATTACCGCTTTCGGAATGGCAGAAGAAGTTGAATGCGGGCGTTATGAAATCTCGGCTGAAAATGTTCAGGGCGTTCACCTGACACTATTGAAACCTGACGGTAGCGCAAAAGCTGGCACTGACCGGGACAAGATCATGGTCGGGCCTTCTAAGGGCTTTCCGATCATGTTTGTCCCGCCAAACGATGCCCTTGGGTTGATTATATCTGAGGGCATTGAAAACGGGCTTTCTGCGCAAGAGGCAACGGGGTTGGGGCTTTGGGTGGCAGGATCGGCGGGGCGGCTTGGCTCACTTGCAGCTGCTGTTCCCTCATTCGTGGAATGCGTGACGATCGTTGCTGATGATGACGGGTCGGGCCGCAAAGGTGCGCGATCGCTTGCCTATGCATTGGCAGAGCGAGACATTGAAGTGCTCTGCACGGTGTCTCTTGATGAAGAGGAGGCCGCCGCATGACGCTCGACGTAAACGACATTCATCGAGAATTTGGAATTGATGCGGTGCGCGACGTTATGGATGGGGCTGGACCGGTCCGGCCTCGCGAGGTTGAACGTCCTGTAAAGGCGTCTCCTTTCATCGTCATCGATCCGTCAAGTCTACCAGCTCGACAGTGCCTTTATGGGCGGAATATCTTTCGCAAGTATCTTCACGTCACAGTCGCGCCTGGGGGCGTCGGCAAGTCCAATCTGGCGATTGCAGAAAGCCTCGCAATGGTCGCTTGTCGAAACCTGCTAGGGCAATGGGTGAAAGAGCCTCTGAACGTTTGGTATTTCAATCTTGAAGATCCACTCGATGAAATCCAACGGCGCTTTGCGGCGGCAATCCAACACTACGGGCTGAAACAGGAAGACCTGAAGGGCAAGCTCTACATCGATAGCGGGCGCGATCAGCGGCTTGTGATGGCTTCCATCGAAAAGAACCGGCCTTTGATCAATGAGGCCACGTCGAAAGCCGTACTTGCAGAGATGCAGGAAAAGAAAATTGACGTTGTAATCATTGACCCTTTTATCAGCTCTCACGCGGTCAACGAAAACGACAACGTTGGAATTGATATGGTCGCGAAGGAATGGGCTCGCATTGCCGACAAGGCTAATGCAGCGGTTCATCTGATACACCATACCCGCAAGGCTTCAGGCGATGCGGAAGTGAACGCCGAAAGTTCACGAGGTGGCAAGGCACTCACGGATGCAGCTCGCGACGTTCGGACAATTAACCGAATGACTGAGGAACAAGGCGCGGAAGCTGGTGTAGACAATCACCGGCGCTTTTTCCGCGTTATCTCTGACAAATGCAATCTTGCACCACCTGCTGAACGCTCTGACTGGTACTGTCTGGAAAGCGAGACGCTTGCGAACGGCGACAGTGTAGGCGTGGTGGTGCCGTGGTCCTGGCCTAACCAATTCGACGAACTGACACCCGAACTTGTGCGAGATGTTCAGAAGGCTCTGGCAGGCCAGAACAAGCGGTCAAATGTGCAGGCGAGTGATTGGGCCGGTTACGCTATTGCAGAGGTGTTTGGGTTCGATGCCGACGATAAAGCACACAAGGCGAAGATTAAGAAATGGATCGCGCATTGGCTCAAGATTGGAGTGTTGATCGAAACAAAAATCACCGATGAAAAGGGCAAGTCTCGCCCCGTTCTGGACCGGGGAGAATGGCAAGATGTGTGATGTTCTCCACGTTGAAATCAGAAGTGCGGCAAGGTGCGGAAGTGGGGGCGTCTCCACCTTCAAATCCATAGTGCGACAAGGTGCGGAAGTGCGGTGTGAAACCGTACCGCCCCACCACCTCCACCCTGTAAGGGGTGGGGTGGTGCGGGTGGGTAGGTCACAGCACAAATCAGAGTGGGGAAATCATGAAGTATTCTAACACCTTTCCCGTGGTGCGGGCTCACCGTGGTCAACTGTTCATCGACTTCATGTGTGATGACGGCTTGGGCAAGATACCGGTGGCTAGCATAGCACTGACCAATCACGCGGCGGTCGGATTGCAACAGTTGCTCTATCGAGGGCTAGCTGACCTTCAGGCAGAAACCTGTGCTGCAATCCGTTCGTTGGATGCGAAAGACTTCGCTGAAGCACGAGACGACGAGGCGGGCGAATAATGGTCCCAATGCCCGCGTTTCTGTCTAGGGGCGAAACCGTCACCCCACCTTTCGTCGTTTCTCTCTCGAAAATTGGGAGGGTGCTGCGATGAAAGACAGCACGAAACTCATATCGTTCCTCGAAACTCTGAAGATTCCAGAAGGGCCAAAAGCGGGCAAGCTTTTGAAGTTGGCACCTTTCCAAAAGCAATTCATTCGCGGTGCCTTCGACAAGGGCGTTAACATCGCTTGTTTGTCCATTGGTCGGGGGAACGCAAAAACGGCGCTATCGGCTGGTGTGGCATTGGCTGAACTGGTTGGCGTTTTGAATGATCAGCCTCGCCGGGAAATCATCATTGCCGCTCGCACACGTGATCAGGCGGCGATCTGCTACCAATTCGTCATTGGTTTCGTTCGCAGTCTCGAGGATGACAACGAGAAATCCAAGTTCACGATCCGCAAATCTCCACGTCTCGAAATCGAATATGACGATGGGGAAAGCTGGCACATCATCCGGTGTATTGCTGCGGATGGTAAAACGGCACTCGGCACGGCTCCGACGCTCGTTATCATGGATGAACGCGGTCACTGGATGCTTGAACAAGGTGACGCTCTGGAAGCGGCGTTGATCTCTGGCTTGCACAAACGCGGCGGGCGGGCGCTCATTATTTCGACTTCTGCCCCTGACGATACACACCCGTTTTCACGCTGGCTCGATGAACCGCAAGAGGGCGTCTATGTTCAGGAACATCGCCCGGCGGCTGGAATACCGGCAGATGATCCGACAAGCCTTGAGGAGGCGAATCCCGGCGCGAAATATGGAATTGGTGCAAACCTGAAAACACTGGAAAAGGAAGTCAAGCGGGCAATCGCTCGCGGCGGTTCTGCCCTGACCTCCTTTCGTCTCTACAATCGAAACGAGCGCGTTTCAGACGAGAACCGGGACGTGGTTCTGACCGTCGATGAATGGCTTGCCTGCGAGGCTTCAGAGCCACCGGCGCGACAAGGCCAAGTCGTGATCGGAATTGATTTAGGCGGCTCGGCTTCCATGTCTGCTGCGGCGTTCTACTGGCCTGAAACGGGCCGTCTCGAATGTGTCGGCACCTTCCCGTCGAATCCTGGTCTGCTGGATCGCGGGCAACGCGACGGCGTTGGGGATCGCTATGTGGAGATGAACCGACGCGGGGAACTTGCAACGCTTGGTGATCAGACAGTGCCGATTGCAGCATGGCTCGGCCACACAATAACTCTCGTTGAAGGTGAGACGGTTGCGGCGATCATTGCCGACAGGTTCAAGCAAGCTGAACTTGGCGAGGCTATACAGGCGGTGGGCATTCGTTCACCGGTGATCTGGCGCGGTACAGGCTGGCGCGATGGCAATGAAGACGTGGAACGTTTTCAGCGGGCCGCTTATGACGGGCAGGTCATTTCGACGCCTTCGCTTCTGCTTCGATCTGCCTTTGCTGATGCGGTAGTGCTTCGCGATCCTGCGAACAATGCCAAACTTGCAAAAGGCCGTTCACGAGGCCGGATTGATCCGGTTCAAGCCTCAGTGATCGCAGTTGCTGAAGGCGCCCGCATTATGGCGCGACCTCTTCACCAAGGGGGGCGCATGGCATGGGGATGAAATCTTTCAAACGGTATTCCCGGCACATCACACGCGGGCCGCGCTGGAAGGCGCTCCGGGTGCAGGCGCTTCAACGCGACGGCTGGAAATGCGTTTGTTGCGCTGAAAAAATCGGGCTCGAAATCGATCACATTAAACCAGTGCGGGATCGGCCAGACCTCGCATGGTCACTCGAAAATTTACAGACTTTGTGCGGGCAATGCCACGCAAAGAAAACCAGAATTGAAACCGGCTACAAGCCGCTTTCTCCAAAACGCCAGCAATGGCGAACCCTGCTTCGGGAGAAGCAGTTGCCCTCAGAAGGAAACTTTTAAAATGCTCAATTCGGTAAAAATCTCACATCGCCAATCAGAGATTCGGCAGTCGCTTGCCGCGCTCGTTGGCAAAACTGAACTCACTGACGACGAAACCCGTTCAATGGAAAGCTTGGACAATGAATATCGCCAGAACGAAACCAAATATCGCGCGGCGCTGATTTCTGAAGACGAAGAACGACGCGAAGCGGGGAAGGAACTCGAAACCCGCTCAGACCGTGAATGGTCAAATTTGATGACTGGTTTCGAAATGCGGCAGGTAGCACTTGCTCTTGATGAAGGCCGTTCACTCGATGGCCGCACTGCGGAAATCGTCTCTGAACTTCGTTCAAAAGGCGGCTATCGGGGAATGCCCGTTCCTTGGGAAGCTCTGGAACTCCGTGCCGGTGAGACGGTAGCAAGTGGCACACCTGACCCTATCCGAACAGTGCCAATTATTGATCGTCTTTTTGCGTCGTCAGTGGCGGCACAAATGGGTGCATCTATGATCAATATCGACTCTGGCGAGGTGGAATATCCCGTCACGTCGTCGTCAGTCGCGGCTGGTTGGGCAAATGGTGAAACCGCCAATGTTGCAGGGCCGTCTGCTTATGCGACTGTTGATCGCCCGCTCGCCCCTGATAACACGCTCGGCATTCAAATGCGTTTGACGCGAAAGTCACTCAAGCAATCCGGTGCAGGGCTTGAGCAGGCGGTACGACGCGACATGAACGGCGCTATTTCTGAGGCATTGGACGCGGCAGTGTTTCAGGGCTCTGGATCGGCCGGCGAACCTACTGGCATTCTTGCGGGCGCGTCGGGTTGGAGCATCACCGAAACCGATGTCAGTGCAGCGGCAGACTATTCGGTTTTTCGGGCGGCGGCGGTGCGTTTCATGACCGCCAATGCGGCGTCCGGCACTCAGAACGTGAATTTGCTTTTGCGCCCTGAAATCTTCGATTCAATGGACGCTGACCTGATTTCAGGAACGGCTGTGTCTCAATGGGATCGTCTGACAGCGAAAATCGGGAAGGTTATTCTTTCAAGCAACGCGCTGGCGGCTCCGACTGGCGATCCTGCTGAATCGTCTGCCATTCTCACGACTTCAGTCGGCGGCGTTCCTCCGATCTATGTCGGCACATGGGGCGCAATCGATCTTATTCGCGATCCGTTCTCCGACGCGCAATCCGGCGGGCTTCGTCTGACGGCTCTGACAACTATGGACGTGACGATTTCGCGGGCTGTGCAAATCGAAGTTCTGACGGGACTGCAATAATGCTCTGGGCAGGCTCCAAAGGCGGGCTTGAAGTCCGATCCCTCGCAGATGGGGCGACCTGCCTGGGGGGCCGCTTCCCTTATGCCGTGCCAACTGTCTTGCGGGACGGTCGGCAACGGCTCCGGGAAATGTTTGAACGAAGGGCATTCGGGAAATCGATTGCGGAAAACTCAGACGTACATTTCCTCGTGCATCATGACTTTGACAGGCCATTAGCCAGCCGGTTGGCGGGGAGTCTGGAAGTCACAGACACAGACGACGCTCTGACCTTTGAGGCGCGGCTCTCTCAGGAAATGCGCGGCGTGGGATATGTGCGTGATTTCCTTGCGGCCTTGGCGTCTGGTCTGGTCGGCGGCATTTCTCCCGGCTTCTCCGTGCCGGAAGGTGGCGAGCGTGTGACGCGGGATTCAGACGGCCTATTGCGAACCGTGATGGCGGCGAACCTCGTGGAACTCTCGGCGGTTACTCGCCCTGCCTATCCGACGGCGCAAGTAGAGGCTCGAAACTGGAATCCCCAAACATCGTTGGAGACATCAACGATGTTTCATCTTAGCCGCTGGAGGCTCTGACATGGCGACGACCCTAAAACAACAGGAAGCGATCCCGGCAGAACGTCCTGAAGTCACGCAATTCGCTCATTGGGAACTTCCGACCGGCGTAGAAGGGCACGGCGTTGCAACGGTGAATGTAGAGGCGGTGTGGCAACGGCTGGAAAGCTGGATTGCCTATCGTTGGGGCGAACGCTCTGTGATCTGGACGGTACAAGGCGGGGGCGAGTGGCAAGCGCCTCTGTATCCAGCGACCATCGCGACAATCGAAGTTTGGCAAGATGATGCCTGGGCCGAAACAACTCTGACGGCTGGGCCGCTTGGCGGTCTGGATACGACTGATGGGGAAACCTATCGAGTGACGGCAACGGTTGGAAGCACTGATGACCCGCCGGAAGCGGTGCAGGAAGCTTTCAGGCGGCTTCACGAATACTCGCGCGGCATTGCCGAACAATTCAAAGATTCGTTCGCTTACATTGGCCATGGCGACGGAGAGACGCGCATTGCGGCGTTCGCAGCAAAGGCAATGTCATTGAGCGGGGCAGCTGATCTTTTGCGCAAGTATCGGAGGGCCGGAAATGTGGCCATTTAAGCGGAAAGAAGAAAAGCGGTCTACGTCGTCTGGCTTTACGGCTGAAATCATGGCCGCTCGCGAAGCATATATTTCGGGCCGGTCTGGTATCGGGCAACTTACAGCAACGGTGCAAAGTTGCGTTTCATTGTGGGAAGGCGGTCTAAGCCTTGCTGATGTTAAGGGAACGGACTTTCTGGACCGGCGCACTTTGGCGCTCACCGCACGGGCTTTGGCCTTGCGCGGCGAAGCGGTGTTTTTAATTCGTGACGGACTTATTCCTTGTTCTGATTGGGATCTGAAAACCCGTGACGCTGAACCGCTCGCCTATCGGGTTTCAATTTCTGAAGCTGGCGGTGGACGCACGGAAACGGCACTTGCCGGTGAGGTGCTTCACTTTCGAATCGGGGCCGATGTGTCAGCGCCTTATTACGGCACGGCACCACTGAAGCGGGCTCAACTCACGGCGGGACTATTACAGGCCGTGGAAACGGCTTTGTCTGAAGTCTATGAGACCGCCCCAATTGCTTCTCAGATTGTGCCATTCCCTGAAGCTCCTGAAACTGACATTGAGGCGCTGGCACGGGGGTTTCGAGGCAATCGCGGCAAGGTGCTGATCAGGGAAAGCATGAATGTCACGGCGGCAGGTGGTCCCGGGCCAATGAGCGATTGGAAATCAAACGATCTTACACCAGACCTGTCTAAAGCCATGACACGAGAAACGCTGAATCAGGCGCGTGACGCAATCTGTCTGGCGTTTGGTGTACTGCCCGGCCTTGCCAATGCAGCGACGACCGGGCCGCTCGTGAGAGAAGCTCAAAGGCATGTTGCCCAATGGCAGCTACAACCCATTGCGGCGCTCATGGCAGAAGAGGCAAGCGCCAAGCTCGGTGGCTCTATTTCAATCGACACATTGCGACCATTACAAGCCTTCGACGCTGGCGGTCGGGCTCGTGCAATCACAGCAATCATTGGCGCTCTGGCGCAAGCGAAAGAGGCTGGAATTGATCCTAAACAAGCGATGGAAATGGTAGATTGGGGAAATGAGTATGACTGACGATGATAACCCGGCAACACCTGAACAGATACGTGAACTCGCAGAGCTGATGGTGCAAATACCACCGGACCTTCGATCATTGGCTTGGTTCGAAATTCTCTCGATCAAGCATGGCTGTAAGGAAGCGGGCCGTAAGCCGTTTGATGAAATCGGGACTTTAAACTAGCCGATCAACAAGGGCGGTTTTCTTTTGTATTTTACACAAAAGAAGCTTGATCGATCATGATTTGCACGATATACAAATGACATGAAAGCAGCAGCGTTTAATGAGGCGGTAGCCAACATTTTCACACAGCCACTAAAAACAGTGACTGTTTATGCTCGCTTTTTGAAAGAGGCCGGATTGATGACCACCGGCGGAAGGGGGCGGAGCGCGCCTGAAATGACACCTCTCGACGGCGCACGGATGATCATTGCTCTTTTAACCACCGATGGCCCTTCGCAATGTGTAGAGCGGGTTAAGCGTTTTAGCGCGATACCTTTCTCGCCAGAATTCAAAAAGAATTATCGTGGCTATGAAACGATCACGCCGCAACGATTTGCAGAGTTGTTTCGAGGTCAGACGCTGGAAGAGGTGCTTGCGCACATTATTTCACTGCCCGGAACGATGGGCCTTGAAGCGGCTTCAGGTCGGTTCTTGAATGAAGGCTTTCACCTGAGAATATACGACTTTGACGTTTTGGCCGAGTTGTTCCGATGGGAGATGCATGGCCAAGAAATCGTAGGTGAATTGGTCGTGCCTTTCAAAGGAAAGGTTATGTGCAATACCGATTCAGGTTTTAAGCACATCGATGGCTTTGAGCCCATTTTGGGAGGTATTCGAACGAAGCGTTCCTGCGTTAGCGGGCAAATTTTCCAACTCGGCGTTGCTCTCGCTTGTGACGAGCAGAAAGTGCAGAAGCATGACTGATCGCCGTTCTGTCTTTACCAAACACGAGAAAAAGGCGCTGGCCGATTTGGCGCTGGAATACGCTCCGAAATTTCGTTCGGCAGGGATGCCTGGCTGTTTTCGTCAGTCGCGAAATGGCGAAACTATAGAAGTTCTGATCGGTGAAGCCTCGACGATCTCCAAGCCTGATAACAACGACTGGGATGAGGTGTTGAAATGA